CAGAAGCCGGTAAGCCCCTGTGGTGCATCGTTACCAATGACGCCAAGAAGCGCAACAACCTGCAGAACGCCAGGTACTGGAAGGCAGTACTGAAACCAATTGCAGATCAAACCTGGGTGGCCGGTCGGCATTTTGAATCCAAGGCTTGGCATATCCACTATGCCGAAAAGTTCCTGCCGATGATCGAGGTTCCCATGCCAGACGGCAGTATTCGACTGGAACGCACGTCGACCACCGACCTGAAGGTCCGCGAGTTTTCGGAGTACATGCAGCAAGTTGAGGCTGATGCGGCTACTGAGCTTGGCGTCCGGTTCGATGCTGATCCGAGTCAGCGCCAGGCAGGAGGGCGTGGGTTATGACTACCAAGGCGGAGAAAGCTCACATGAACCGCGTGGCCGAGATTGGCTGTATCGCCTGCCGCAAAGTCGGCTTCTACGGCACGCCGGCAGAGCTGCATCACATCCGCGAGACGGCCGGTATGGGTCAGCGATCTGATGCTGATGAGGTTATCCCGCTCTGCCCAGCGCATCACCGAGGAATCATGCATCCGGCCGTGCCGAGTATCCACCTTGCGCGCAAGGCGTTCATGCGCCAGTTCGGCAAAGAAGCCGATCTGGTTGGAGAAGTGAATGAGATTTTGAACCCAAGGGGAATGGCGGCATGAGGCGAACAGGAATGAGAAAGCGGGTATACCGCGTGGCACTGGCCGTGGTGGTGGCCTGCACCGTGATATTTCCGTTGGCGATGGGGCTGCGGTGATCTGGCACCGGGTGACGGATCTGTGTATCGAGTCCGGCGCCTGGCGGATTTTTCGATATCCGATGGGCGACCCGGAATATTTCGAATTGTGGTGCTGGCCGAAGTTTATCGGGCGGTTTGATACATCGGAACAAGCAAAGGGGAGTGCATTAAGTGGAGCAAAGCAATCAGCAGGAGGTTGACCCGACTGGCACCGATCAGCACCAGCCCGGCGCAAAGTTGGACGCAGGCAAGGTACGGCCAGACCTGATCCTGTCCGGCATGCCGCGCGCGCTGCTGGCGGTCGCCCAGGTAGCCACGTTCGGCGCCGCGAAATACACAGAGGGCGGCTGGCAGGCTGTGCCGGATGGAATCAAGCGCTACACCGCCGCTATGGATCGCCACCGTCTCAAAGAGACGTTCGAACCGGTTGATGCCGATTCGGGTATTGCCCATCAGGCGCACCTCGCATGGAACGCGCTGGCGCGGCTGGAATTGATGTTGCGGGAGGTTGTATGAGGCACGCAGTATGTCCGCCAGTGTTTACCACGGCGATTTGGATTGAGCTGGCCGTCTTCGTCGCGATGTGGGCGGGCGCGATGTGGGCGATTCATCGGATGGAGCGGGATTTCGAGGAGGGGAAGAAATGAAAGTGACAATCACCGAAGGGCTGATCCTGATCGAGGGCTTTGACCGGCCGGCGACTGCCGGGGCAGTGGGCCACTCGTGCCGCACCGCCGCGCAAGAGGCCGCGGCCTGGGCCGTGAAGCGACTGGGCGAGGAGATGGAAAAGTCGCTCGCCTTCTACCGGACCGGCGAGCCGATCGACAACATTGCGACGGGCGATTAAATGACCAGTGCTACGGAGCGCATGCAGGCGCTGGGGCGACTCAAGACCGGCGCCATGAACAAAACCGAAGCCGCGTACGCGCAACTGCTGGAGATGCGCCGCCAGGCCGGCGAGGTCGATTGGTACAAGTTCGAGGGTATCAAGTTCCGACTGGCTGACAACACGTTCTTCACTGTTGATTTTGCCGTTATGAGAAGCGATGGCGTTATGGAGATGCATGAGGTTAAAGGCTTCATGCTTGATGACGCAAATGTGAAGATAAAAGTTGCGGCATCGCTGTATCCGTTTGTCTTCAAAGTTATTCGAAAAGGAAGGGGCGGATCATGGCAAGTGACCGAGATATAGAGCGCTTTCTGGCGAAGGCGATCAAAAGGGATAGTGGCTGCTGGGACTGGGTTGCTGGCAAGAAGGGCGGCGGATACGGGGTCTTTTATCTGAACGGCAAGGTGAGAGGGGCGCACCGAGCCTCGCTATTTCTTTTTAAAGGCCATGATCTCGATACCCCGCTTGACGCCATGCATTCTTGCGACAACCCAGCATGCGTCAACCCGGATCACCTTGTTTATGGATCTAGGACGGAAAACATGCGTGACGCATCAACTAAAGGGCGAATTGTCAGGGCTCAGGATTGGCATGGTGAGCAGAATCCAAAATCAAAATTGTCGAGTAGGCAAGTTCAGGAAATTATCTGCTTGGCGGCGAGTGGTTCAACAAGAACCGAGATCTCGGCAAGGTTCAAGGTATCTGACGTTAGGGTCTCTCAGATTCTAAAGTCAGCAGGGATGTCTTCTGCGCTAACGGCAACTGAGGCGGCGGCTCGGGTGCGCCGCGCGAAAACGCATTGCAAGCGCGGGCATCCGTTGAGTGGCGATAACCTTCGAATTAATACAAACGGGGGCAGAATCTGCATCCAATGCAACAAGGCAAATGCATTGGCAAGGAAGACAAAGAAGGACGGCGGCGGCTGGGCGGTAGAAGAATTTTGATTATTGGGGCGTAATTCAAAAAGGGGCGGGCAAGGGCGATGATGTATCTAAACGACGAGCATGCAATTCGAAAATGTTTCGAAACATTGGAGCGCAACGGGCTGAAAATCGCCACCTACGGGGAGAATGTGCCGTCAACCGGCAGCAAGCTGAGCATTGGGGAATGCCACGTCAATGCTGCCTGGGTGATTAAATGGTTGATGGAGCTGCCAGCGCATCAGGGGCTGGTGCTGCGGCTGAAGTATGGCACCGACAATGAGACTCGCCGCGACGTGACGCTGGATCTGTCCTCGTTCGTGGTGCTGGAGATGGGGCGTGCGAGTATCAACAAAGCGCAGGCCCATTTCATTCTGTCGATGTGGGCGCAGCCTAAGCTGATTGCGAAAGAATACGCATCAGGGTGCAGGCCGGAAAAGAAGATCACGCCGGCCGATTATATTGACGCGTTCGACGTCAGTCCGGACTCGGCCACCAGGCATATCCGACGCGTGTTCGACCTGGTGGATCGCTGGCGCCGGGAGGCTATCGCCGCTGTCCACCCCAAGCTGCAAAAACTGATCAGAGAGGATTTGGCGATGGTTGCTTGACGCGAACTGCGGATTTGACTACTATAAACATGTAGTCTGCAATTTTTGCGTCTACCAGAAATCAAACCCGCCAGCGCCAAGCGTTCGCGGGTTTGATTCATTCCAGCACCACACCAAATTCATAACCCCACATCTTCACCGGTGTGGGGTTTTTTGCATCTCAGTAATCAGCAACTGACGGATAGCTGCGGCACCGACTTCACCGGCCCACGCCTTCACATCGGGCGGCACTTTGACAGTGAGAGCGACGAGGCCAGCGGCTCCGTCTTCTGCCTTGCGGCCGGCGCCCGGTCGAGCGCCTCCGCGTTTTGGTTGTTCGGCCATGTCAGTTCAGAACGAAGTCTTCGTCGAATTTTGCCTTGTGCGCAGCCATGTAGGCGTCGAGAAATTCTTGATCGGTCTCGACTGTGCCATGGATTTGCTCGCACAGCTCGTCGTCCATCAGCGCGCGCGCTGCGGCCATATCCACCGGCTTGCCATTGAGCAGTACGTCAGTAGCGACTTCGGTGACAACGATTTCGCTGGGTTCGCCCAGCCGTGCAACCATGTCCGCTTCGGACTTGTAGCCAGCATCTTGCGCTGCGATATCACGGGCTTCCTGTGCGGTTTCGGCTTCGATGATGCCAAAGTCACATGCGTTTGCTACGACGTTAAATGCTTTCATGATGCGCTCCTGAGTGAGTGGTGTTTCGTTCCGTCCTGCTATGATTGAATAGTATACCAATCAAACAGGATCCGCAAGATTTATTTGAGCCGCGCTTGCGAGTGTGGCTTTTTTGCATTCTGGGCACCCATGAAGCTATCCGTCACCATTGGCACCGACTACCAGCTGCCTACGGGCCGGTACGCGCGCTGTGTCGCCATCGAGCATCACCAGGTGTCATTCGTCTATTGCTGCTCAGGCGAGCCGGTAGCGATCCCAATGCAGCACGCATGGGAGCTATGGGGCCATCCGGCACCGTACGCTGCTTTCGAAGGGGCCGCGTCATGATCGGACTTAAGACAGAAGATCGCCAGGGTGAGCATTCACTCGGTCGGATCGCCGAGGCCGCGCACGAAAGCCGGCAGGGCGTCGAGGATCCGGAAGACTGGATTGAGGCCGGCACGCAGCAGATAACCGAAGACGAGCAATCATAGCGAGAACGCCATGCCTGATATCGAACCCCAAGTCGCCGAACACCCGGCGCACCAGTTCCTAGACGCGATTCTGGAATGTGCCAGACAGCTAGGCGGCGATGCGCAGGGTGAGCTCCAGTATTTGGTGGGCGAGGTGCGGAAGGTGCTGTAACAACAACTGGTATTGTCGGGTGCTGATATAACCCCGGCAAAAACGCATCAAATCACCTAAGTGGTATTACGTGACGCCTAGGAGGCGATGCCCCTATGGCTAGAGAACTTACACCAAAACAGCAGAGATTCGTCGAAGAGTACCTGCTTGACCTTGACCCAGAACAAGCGGCACTAAGGGCTGGGTACAGCCCAAGCGTGGCAAGGTCAAAGGCGTTTCAATGGGTAAGCAAAAGTAAGCAAAATCCCAGCAAGAATATTGCTGTTGCCGTGCAAAAAGCGATGCAAGCGCGCTCAGAAAAGACCGGCATTACAGCTGAGGCTGTGTTGGAGCGACTGTGGAATATTGCCACTGCCGATCCGAATGGTCTGGTCGAATACCGCCGCAACTGCTGTCGGCACTGTTGGGGCGAAGACCATCTATTTCAGTGGACGGAAGGCGAGTTTACCGAGGCGCAGCGCAAGGCCGACGACAAAGGCGACGATCCCCCCGAAATTCAAGGTGGCTTTGGTTTCAATGCCACCCGCGTACCGCACCCCGAATGTCCAGAATGCGGTGGCGATGGACGCGGGCACGTTCACATCCACGACACGCGCAAGGTCAAAGGCGCCGCCCGTCTGATCTATGCCGGCGTAAAGCAAGGCAAGGATGGCACTGAGCTGAAGATCGTCGATCAATTATCGGCTCTGAAACAGGTTGCCGAGCACGTTGGATTGTTTCGCGACAAGGATGCGAATAGGCGGGCTCAGGAAGCGCACGAATCACACATGGCGATTGCGGCCCTTGATGCGGAGACGAAACGCCTCGCCTTGGCTTCCCAAAAAACCACGGATCAATCGAGCGACGAAATGAGTTCTGAATACAGGTTGCCGGTCGATGAAGATATCCCCCAGAAACCAATCCTCTGAAGCCGTCAAACTGACGCCAAAGCAGGCGAATATTTACGTATGGGGCTGGCAGCCAGAAGCCCGGTTTCGTGACGCGGTCTGCGGGCGCCGATTCGGTAAGACGTTCCTCGGTAAAGCCGAGATGCGCCGCGCGGCGCGCCTGGCTTCTCAGTGGGGTGTGAGCGTTGAGGATGAAATCTGGTACGCCGCCCCGACTTTCAAGCAAGCCAAGCGCGTTTTCTGGCGCCGACTGAAGCAGGCCATTCCGCCGTCATGGCGTGATGGTAAGCCGAACGAAACGGAGTGCGTCATCACCTTAAAGTCCGGCCACATCATGCGTGTGGTCGGGCTGGATAATTACGATAACCTGCGCGGATCGGGGTTATTCTTTGTCCTGGTCGATGAGTGGGCCGACTGTACGTACCGGGCGTGGGAAGAAGTGCTGCGCCCAATGCTGTCGACGTGCCGCTACATTGTCGATGAGGCCGAGCGGCGCGGCGGCCATGCTTTGCGGATTGGCACCCCCAAAGGGTTCAACCATTGCTATGACACATACAGCAAGGGCCA